CCCTCTTAAAGGTAAACCTGAGATTTCTCTACCTTGATATATCCATCTCTTTGCAAATTCATATGTATTTTTAGATACATGTGTTTTTGGTATTGAGATGTCTACACCAAGTTTATTCATTATCTTAATATACCGTCTTGCAACTTTATCATGATTTATCACGATATCGTCACCAAGAATGATATATTTAGTAAATTCATTGAACCCCTCTAAATGAGCGGCTCAATGAACTACAAGATGATGAGTAAGTGTAAAGGCGGCTCAAGAAGAATATGCTCCCATAGGTTGACCTACTGAATATTTTAGTAAGTTACCTTCTGGGGATTCATATTCTCTACCTATGAGCAATTCCTTTCAATTTTCGGCAAAGTCATTATCAAATATTTTTGATAATAATTTTTGTTGAAGAATGATTGGGAATCGATCAGTGGCGGAACTAAGATCTAATGATCAAAAGTTATGACCATAAGTCTTTCCTCAATCATGAAAGGGATCTTGAGTAAAAGTTCTATCACATGGGAAATTACTTAATAAATTAAGTAATATCTTATGTATAGGCTTGAGAATTCATTGACTATAGTAATCTACCATAGCTATGATTCTCATCTTTAACTCAGGGTCTTTCACTATTGAAAGCTTTCCTGGGGCTTTAGGTGTTTTAATGTATTTAAATGACCTATTATCTTCTAGAACATGTTGTATAACATCTTTTAAAAGATAATCCTTAGATGGTAAAAACTTTAATAAGGTTTCTATTATCTTTGGTGTCATTTGAACCATATAAAACAAACCATAAAGTCCAGACAAAGTTGCATTACCAAATGGTGATGATTTGTTACTAATATAGTGACAATCATTATCATAATCTGGTAATTTGGACTTAAGTCTAAAATCAATGATAAATTTCTCAATATATCAGTTAGGAATTGTATATTCCTTTCCTTTATATGGGTCAGTTATTGTTTGATAATTAGGCTTAGGTTCATCTTTATCTTTTGCCTTCAATGCTCTAGTATATGATAAAAGAGATAATAATAATCTCTTTCCATCATTACTAGTTGTTAAAGGTTTAAGATAAAGGAACTTTGAAGGAAAGCCCTCGGTTATTGAGACGAGTGAAGAGTT